GCAACAGGGGTCCAAACCTTGTGTAAGTCTCTCCCCTCCTATGCCTCTCAACGATGCACAAACAGGGAGGTCTCTTATGCCCCGTTAGCTCAGGAGACAGAGCAATTCTCTTCTAAAGAATCGGTCGTGGGTGCGAATCCTACACGGGGTGTTTTCGAATAAAACAACTAAAAAATATAAATAGTAATGTAATATCCATTAATGATATGGAATGTGTAACCTGCGGAAAACAACATAATAATCCTAAGTTTTGTAGTAGAAGTTGCTCTGCTAAATGGACTAATATCCATTACCCAAAAAGAAAGAAAATTAATTCTCCTAACAAGTGCGAATTGTGTAATGTAGAAATTGATTATAGAAGTAAAAGATGTATAAATTGTTGTGGATTTTTGGGAGATATGACGCTTAAAGAAGCAATATATGAAAAACATCACAAGTCATCTGCATTTGCTTTAGTGAGAACGAGAGCAAGAGCAGTTGGTAAAAAACTTGGTTTTACTGAATGTATTAAATGTGGATATAATAAACATATAGAAATTGCCCACATAAAACCAATATCCTCTTTCAGTGAAGAAGTTATGATTAGTGTTATAAACTCAAAGGAAAACATAATGCCATTATGTCCAAATTGCCATTGGGAGTATGACCATAATCTTTGGACTTGACAATCAAAATAAAAAATGCTATATTACTTGTATAAATAAACACACTTAGGTCGAAAACAATGTCTAACCAAATGAACAAACAGTTTAGTATTCTTGATTGCCGCTATTGGCATATTGAGGGTACTCCCCTGTTTGCGAATATGGAAAGACATATGTAAGATGTAATCCATAAAAGCAAAAGAACAGGGGAGAGAAACCAAAAGTTTCCCCCCCTTTTTTGTTGCTTGTGACAGTTTCCCAAGTGACCACCACCGCTCCCCCAGAGACCAAATGGTGGTATTCTTAAAGGGTGGTTGAGAGACCACCAGCACCTCGACAATTTAAACCTTACATGGGTCTGTAACTCAATGGTAGAGTAACGGGCTTTTAACCTGGAAGTTGTGGGTTCGAGTCCCACCAGACCCATTGTGGGAGAGTGGCTACTGTTGGCAATATGTGTGGCAGCGGTCTGTAAAACCGTTACATTGGAACCATCGGGGGTTCAATTCCCTCCTCTCTCACCTTGGGGTCTTAGCTCAATTGGTAGAGCATTTGCTTTGCAAGCAAGAGGTTAGGGGTTCAAGTCCCCTAGATTCCATAAGCGAACTTAGTTCAGTGGTAGAACGTAACCTTGCCAAGGTTAATGTCACGAGTTCGAGTCTCGTAGTTCGCTCCAGGCCCATTAGCTTAGTGGTCTAAAGCGCCTCTCTGTCCAAGAGGAGATCAGGGGTTCAAATCCCCTATGGGTCGCCTGGTCCTATCGTCTAGTGGTGAGGACATCACTCTTTCACAGTGAAGACACGGGTTCAAATCCCGTTAGGATTATATCCAGGTGTAGCTCAGTTTGGTAGAGCACTCCGTTTGGGGCGGAGAAGTCGGAGGTTCAAATCCTTTCATCTGGACTTGGAAATGTATGGACTACGGGTTGGAATAGAGTTGATCGCCTATTTCAATACTTCAGGTTCAATTCCTGAATTTCCAAAACGGCAACTGGATGTCGATAGTTGGGATTGCGATGCTTCTTATTGTATATTGCAAATACAATAAACGTTGGCGGTGATTTCAACATCCTTATGGGAACATAGCTCCAATTGGTAGAGCACATGATTGAAGATCATGGTGTTATCGGTTCAAATCCGATTGTTCCCTCTCTGGAACCGTAGCTCAGTGGTAGAGCACTCGGCTGATAACCGAGCGGTCACAAGTTCAAATCTTGTCGGTTCCACCTTGGAAGATTGGCAGAGCGGTTAATGCAGCGGTTTGCTAAACCGTGAGGATAAAACCTCCGTTGGTTCGAATCCAACATCTTCCGCCTTGGAGAGTTGTTCGAGTGGTTTATGGTGAGATCTTGGAAAGGTCTTGTGTGTAACAGCACCAGAGGTTCGAATCCTCTACTCTCCGTTGGCAGTATAGCTCAGTCTGGCAGAGCACGGGTCTCATATGCCTATGGTCGGTAGTTCAAATCTACCTACTGCCTTGTGTCGTTAGTCTAATGGTAAGACAGGAGATTGTGGTTCTCTATATGAGGGTTCGATTCCCTCACGGCACCCCGCCCGATTAGCTCAGTGGTAGAGCAACTCACTAGTAATGAGTAGGTCGTCAGTTCGAGTCTGACATTGGGCTTCTGAGGTCGCCAAGCGGTAAGGCAGCGGGTTTTGGTCCCGCCATTCGTGGGTTCGAATCCTACCCTCAGAACCAGTTGGGTTAGTCTAATGGTAAGATGCAGGTCTCCAAAACCTTGCGATGGGAGTTCGAATCTCTCACCCTTCGCCTGTCCTTTTAGCTCAGTGGAATAGAGCAGTAGGCTACGAACCTATGTGTCGGGAGTTCGAATCTCTCAAAGGACGCTTGACAAATTCTTTGGAGTTTGTTACTATATAAAAAGATAGAGGTTAAGTCACTGTTACATCCTTATGAGGTGTATCACACTTAATCCATCATCGTGGGGAAGTGTAACGGTTGCACAGAAGTCTCATAAGCTTCAGGTAGGTGGTTCAACTCCACCCCCCGCCTCCATTTGTCGTTGTGGCGGAATTGGTATACGCGCTGGGTTTAGGTTCCAGTGGAGCAATCCATGAAGGTTCAAGTCCTTTCAACGACACTTGACAATCATACTAAAATAGTTTATGATTGTCTCAACTGCGGAGTTAGTTCAGCGGTAGAACGCTATCCTTCCAAGTTAGATGTCGTCGGTTCGATTCCGATACTCCGCTCTGAACCTTAAGGTTCTTATTCCCATCGACCGAGCAAGCGAACGGGCCTGACTGTTAATCAGAGATTGGTAGGGGCAGTACCTACGATGGGAGTTCTAACCTCTAAAATATTATAAATAATAATGTAGTTGGAGGTTAGAGTGTCTAGTAAAGCAGTTGTTCAGTTTCGTCAAAGAAGAAAAAGATGGGCAGTTGAAGCATTTGGTGGCAAGTGTGGTATTTGTGGATATGACAAATGTGTTGAAGCATTAGAGTTTCATCATATAGACCCTAACCAAAAAGATTTCACTCCATCAGCATCTGTAGCAAACAGGCAAGTATTTGTTGAAGAACTTAGAAAGTGTGTTTGTTTATGCTCAAATTGCCATCGTGAAGTACATTCTGGTGTTTCTAAAATTTCAGATAATGTGCTAAAATTTGATGAAAGTTTTTCTGACAAACCTTTACCAGAAAAACCAAAACACCCTTGTAAAGAGTGTGGGAAACTAACAACTATAACTCAAATATTTTGTTCAGTAAAATGTTCTCGTAAAAGTAGAGAAGTTGCTGAATGGCCTAGTAATCAAGAACTACAAAAACTGGTTCTTGAAAATGGTTATTCCGCTACTGGTAGAATGTTTGGAGTTAGTGATAATGCTGTTAGAAAAAGATTAAATAAAAGTGGTTCTGGGTGGAATTCCCAGCGGTTCCGTTAGGGACTGTCCTTTGTAGGTTCGATACCTACATCTTCCTTATGGGAGATAAGAACGGCTATTGGAGACCACTCTAAATCCTAAGTTCGCTTAGGTCGGGGACTTGATCACCCCCGCTCGTAGGTGCCAAAACCGCTCCTCATTCCTAGTATTCTGTGAGTGAGTGAATGTCAAGAGTGGGGACATAGGTAAAGTCTCCAACACCTACCACATCCTCTGGTAGTCTATTGGTAAGGACAGGGTGACAATCCACATAGAAACTGGGTTCGATTCCCAGACAGAGGAAACGGGAGCATAGCTCAGCGGTAGCAGCGTCTGCTTTACACGCAGAATGTCGGGGGTTCGAATCCCTCTGCTCCCATTGCATAAATACTTCAAAAAAGTATAATGGAAAAACTGTATAAATTACTCAGTGATGCTCAGTCGTCACTTTTTGTATTATTCCATAAAACTTGGGCATTTCATTGGAATGTTGTTGGAGAAGATTTCACTCAACTTCATCAACTCTTTGGTGGTCAGTATGAGACTATGTTTGAAGAGATTGATCGTCTCTCAGAACACATGCGTTATTTGAACGTAAAACCTCTCAGTTCTCTCTCCAGGATGCTTGAGGTAACTCAGATTAAAGAAGCAGCAAGTTCAACTGGAGCAAAAGAAATGCTTCAAGAACTTCTAGATAATAATACCAAGTTTTGTGAATTGATGATAGAGATTTCAGAGGAGTCTGAAAATCAAAAGTCATATGCAACTGCTAACTTAGTTCAGGACCTAATGGAATCTCATGGTAAATTTGTTTGGATGTTAAGATCTCACTTACAATGAATAGGATGAAGAATAATGATTTCAATAAGATGCAAAGATTGCAATAAAGAATTAACAGGACACCCATCAAAAACAGTTACTTGTGGGTGCCCTAATATGGCAACAATTCGTGGAGATAAGATTTCAGCACTTGACTTATCTCGTATTGTTATGCTAAACTCTTTAAAAGAAAATTCAAAAACAAACGTATTAACCTCTCAAGATATTGCTTGGCAGGAATCACGTAGACAACGTAAAGTTCGTCGTTTGGATTTTGAGATTCGCTAAATCTCCTACTGGAAGCGTGGCCGAGTGGTTTATGGCAGTTGTCTTGAAAACAACCAACGTTAATAGCGTTCGTGGGTTCAAATCCTACCGCTTCCGTTTTAAGTTAAGTTACAAATTTAACAATTTCTTCAACAGTGTTAAGATATCAACACAAAAAGTTGATTGCGAAATACCTGTGATTATTATATAGTAGTATCACGGGGACGAACCGATGGATCAACACACCTACGATAATTGGGTGAAGATCAAAGCAACTTTTGAATCTTCTGGGAACACAGATAATATGTTCTACAAAAGAGCAGTTGAAATCGTAAAAACCCGAAGAGATCCTCTTGCAAAATTTCTTGGCGATGAAAAATGATGCACGAACAAGAAGAATTTATCACACGTTCTGAAGTTCAGGAGATGATTGATGCAGCAATACGACGACACAACCGTAATGCTTCTATCATTAGTATGTGCGTCGGTTGGGTGGTTCTTGCTTTATTTGCTGAGGGACTTTTAAGATTAGTTGGGGTTATTCCACCTTTACTTCCATTTCTCAAGATTACTTTGAACTAATGGCAACAATTACAGAAGAAGATTTACAAAAATTAAATCAAAGAGTTCTCCAGCAGAAAATGAATGAACTCTTTGAAGAACCATCTACTTACGAGGATGAAGAAGATGATTAGAACAATAATATCAGCAATTCTTCTTTTTTCCTCCATTGGTCTTTTTATACATTGGGGACTTACACACGCATATCCAGAGGTTTTATGAAAGTAGGATTAATCGGTTTGGGAAGAATGGGCGAAGGTATGTCTCGCCGTATGATGAAAGCAGGTATAGAAGTTTGGGGGTATAGAAGGAATTATGAAAAAGCAAACGAAGCATTTGAAAAAGGATTTGTTAATGGTATTACAACTGACATTGGAAATCTTGTTAAAGTAGTTAAACATAAAATTAATGGAGGAACACAACCAGGAATCTTTCAGATGGTTGTACCTGCAGAAACTGTAGAGGAGACCATCAATGAGTTACTACGATATTGTAGTGAAGGAGATATTATTATTGATCATGGCAATAGCAATTTTAAAGATAGTAGAAAAAGAGCAGAACGTCTGGCAAAAGTTGGTATCCAATATATTGATTGTGGCACTAGCGGTGGTGTTTATGGTTTGGATCGTGGATACTGTCTTATGGTTGGTGGTGGAAATACTGCAGTCGCCACTTGTGCAAAGATTTTTGATGCCCTCGCTCCAGGAATCATCGCTGCCCCAAGGACTCAGTTTGACTCAGACGTAACTTCTGCCGAGTTTGGGTGGTTACATTGTGGTGGTCCAGGTGCAGGACACTTTGTAAAGATGGTGCATAATGGTATTGAGTATGGGATGATGCAGGCATACGCAGAAGGATTTAACATCATCAAGAACGCTAATGCAGGTGCTCAGTATGTCAGAGAAGGAGATGCAGAGGTTGCCCCTATGGCAGATCCAGAAAGTTACTGTTATGATATTGACGTTGCTGAGGTTGCTGAGTTATGGCGTCGTGGTAGCGTGGTTGGGTCTTGGTTACTTGATCTTACTGCTGATGTGCTACGCAGGGATGGTCGCCTTGAACAGTTCTCTGGAGGCGTATCCGACAGCGGTGAGGGTCGTTGGACTGTTTCTGCCGCTGTGGACCTGGGGGTTCCCGCTCCTGTTATTACTGCAGCACTATTTGAAAGATTTAACTCGCGCAATCTTGGATCATTCGGAGCAAAAATCTTGAATGGTATGCGTTATATGTTCGGAGGACATCATGTTAGGTAAAGCACTTATTTTTGTTGCTATTCCTTTTGTACTGACTACACTGTATTTCGGAACACGA